TGCCCTGCACCCACCACACACACATTGCCACCAACGTGACGGCTGACGAAATGAATGATCTGTGGAGAGCTGCCCCCCCTCAGAGGGCCGCCGCACAGGCTGCCCTGCAATACGGCTGGCTGCACCCTCTCGCAGATCCGAGATCCTACAACGAGAAAGGAGAGCGTTTACATAATGCCTACAACCACAAAAAGTAACGCCGCCCGCCGCAAGGCCCCGCAGAACGCGCAGGAGCGCCCGGCGGCGCAGGTGGTACAGTTTCCCCTGCCGTACACAAAACCCCGGCAGACGGCCCCGCAGGAGGTGCAGGTGGTGGTTTGCGAGTGCGGCTCTGATGCCGTGCGCGTCCGGTGCCTGCCTGACCCTGCCGCCATCGTCCGCATGATGGATGAAACGTTTGGCCCTCTGGGCTGGACACGCCGCTATTACTTCGCGGATGGCCGCCTCTGGTGCGGCGTGGGCGTGTATAACCCGCTTATCAACAACTATGCCGTCAAGGACGCAGCGGCCCCGGCGGGCAAGCTGCAGATCAGCAACCCGGACAAGTGGAAGGAAAACGGCAGCTTTTTGGCTGCTGCATCCCTCTGGGGTGCCGGATCTGACGTGATGGCCCTGCCATCCATGACCATGGGCGGCGCGGTCATTGAGCCGGTATACCAGCGGACAGCCAAGGGCCAGAGCGATCAGCCTACCGGCTACCGCCTGCACGGCGCTCTGACCGTGGACAAGCTGCTGCGGGCCGATGATGGACACATTATTGGCGTGCAGTTCCTGCAGGGAGAGCGCAAAGTGGTATGGCAAGCCGAGTGATCGGCAGGCTGCCGGTGGTGTACAATCCGCAATCTCACCGCATCGAGGTGGAAAACACCGCGGAATTTGTGGAAACCCAGATTTTCCAACGTTTGGATGATCTGGCCCACGGGCAGCCGCTGCGCCTGACCCTGACGGTGGAGCCGGAACACAGGGGCCGCACAACGGCCCAGAATAGCCTCATGTGGGCGTTACTCACCATCATGGCCGACCACTACAACGCCGGGCGCACCGGCGGCGTGACCCCAGAGGACTGTTATCTGGAGATGCTGGAAAAGTACGGGGCCAAGGTGGACTATCTGGAGTGCCCGGCGGGCGCTCTGGATATCCTGCGCGGCTGCTATCGGCTTGTCCATGTGGTGGAGATACTGGACGGCAACCGCTGCACGGTTAAATGCACACAGGGCAGCTCCACCTTTACCACCGGCGAAATGAAAAATCTGATTGACGGGATCTTTGACCGCCTCGCTGAGATGGGCGCGAATGATCCCATCGTGACTGCCTACTGGCAGGAATGGAAGGAACCATAATGGCCAAGAGCATCATACAGACAGAAAAAGAGTGCTATATCTGCCGCCGCTGGTATGCCGTCAAGACCACCAGCGGGCTGGAGGAGCACCACGTCCTCAATGGGCCGCTGCGCAGCTTCTCCGAGCGGCACGGCCTCAAGGTCTGGCTGTGTCACCAGCACCACAATGAGCCGGGCCTGAGCGCCCACCACAATACCACCTGTGCGCAGACCTTAAAGGCTGTTGCACAAGCGAAATATGAGGAGAAGAACGGCCCCGGCGCACACGCTGCATGGATGTCAGCCGTTGGAAAGGACTATATCAATGCTTAATGTTATCGCAATTATGGGCCGCCTTGTGGCGGATCCTGAACTCCGCACCACCCCGGCGGGGGTGAATGTCTGCCGCTTCCGCATTGCCTGTGACCGCAATTTCGCAAAGCCCGGCGAGCAGCGTCAGGCCGATTTTGTGGATATCGTGGCATGGCGGCAGCAGGCGGATTTTGTGTGCCGCTACTTCCAGAAGGGCAGTCTGGTCGCCATCAATGGCCGTCTCCAGACCAACAACTATCAGGACAAGAACGGCAACAACCGTACATCCGTTGCCGTGGTGGCGGACAACATCAACTTTGCGGGCTCCAAGGGCACCAGCAAGCCGGTGGACGAGGGCGGCGAGGCTGCCCCGCGCTCTGATGCCTGGCCGAAAGCAGACCCGCCTGCAAACTACGGCGGCGTGGACGATTTTGCAGTGATTGATGACAGTGACGATCTCCCGTTTTGATTCAGGAGGACAAGCAGGATGAGAAAAGACGGATATGTTGTGGTGCAGCCGTGGATGGTCACAGACTACAACCTCAACGGCAACAAACTCTTGATTTATGCCCTGATCTGGGGTTTTTCACAGGACGAACAGTCTTGCTTTTATGGCTCTGTCAGCTACGTTGTGGAGTATTTCAAGCTGAGCAAGCGGGCCGTGCTGAACCTGCTGGCTGAACTGGAAAAGGACGGCCTAATCCGCAAGTGGACTGAGCCGGTAAACGGCAGGCCCACAAACCGGTATGCAGCGCTTCGCCCGGCGGCGTGTGCTTCTGCGTCTGATGGGTGCAAAAAGTGCACCGGTGAAGAAAATGCACCGGTGAATAATGTGCACTCTGATGGGTGCAAAAAGTGCACCTCTACCGGTGCAGAATGTGCACCCAAGAAAGAAAATAATAATAAAAGCGAGAATAAAGGGCCGTCCGCAACTCGTTTTTCACCGCCTACGGTGGAACAGGTCAGAGCGTACTTCCGGGAGCGTGGTGTCCCGCCTGCTGATGCTCAGACCGAGGCTGACAAGTTCGTTGATCGGTACGAGGCTAACGGGTGGATCGTGGGTAAAACCAAAATGAAGGACTGGAAAGCGGCAGCGCGTAACTGGCTGAGGAACCGGAAAGAGTGGGGCCAGCCCGCTGCACAGCCTACAACCCCGTATGGCGGGCGTACATGGGAGGATCTGTGATGGATGTGCAAAGCGTGTTAATTGGCGCGCTGCTGATGGACGATCAGCTGGCACCGTATTCCCTGCCGGAGTTGAGCATTGAGCATTTCCGGCCTGAACTGCAGCCCACCTTTGCAGCGGTGCAGGGCTTCTGGATCACAAAGGGCATTCTGGATATCATGCAGATTGTGGCAAAATACCCGGATCAAAAGCAAAACCTGATGTCCTGCGTGTCCTCCTGCGAGAGCGAGTGCATCCGCATAACCCGTGACCGCGTGGAAGAATGGACGCGAATCATCATGGAGGATGCCGCAAAGGTGCGTTTCCAAAGCCTTGCCTTTAAAGCCGTTGACGCTGCAACCGCCTTTGATGACCTGCCGGATCTGTACCAGCAGATGGGGCAAGCACTGGATATCCACACCGAGAAGGGAGATTTTCAGAGTGTGGGCGAGCTGCTGGATGATTATATCCGGCACCTGGGAGAGAAACCCCGGTACATCCGCACCGGTCTGTCCAAGCTGGACGAAAACCTGCACCTTGTTCCCGGCAACTATTTCGTGATCGGCGGCAGACCCAGCGCGGGCAAGACCGCTCTGAGCCTCCAGCTTGCTGCCGGGATGGCAAAGCAGGGCAAGCGGGTGTGTTATTTCTCGCTGGAAACAGACCCGGCCACCCTGCAGGCGCGCCTGATCGCAAACCAGCTGTACGCTCCTCTCTCGGCGGTCAAAAATAAAACCCTGTCAATAAACGAGCGGCTGGCCGATATGAAGCGCTGGCCGCTGTACATTCGCTCTGCCGCAGGCAAGGGCGTGGCGTGGATCAAGGCGCAAGCTCTCCGCATGAAAGCAGATATCATTTTCGTGGATTATTTGCAGCTGATCCATGAGCGCGGCAGCAGCGACCGATACAACGCCATCACAGAAATCTCCATTGCGCTGCATGAACTGGCCCAGACAACCGGCATCCTCGTTGTGGCTCTGGCCCAGCTGAACCGTAACGCTGCACGGGCTGAACCGTCCAACGCAGATCTGCGTGAATCCGGCCAGATCGAGCAGGACGCGGATGCCATTTTGCTGTTGTCCGCTGATGGTGACACCTATTTCAGCCGCCTGACCAAAAACAAAGAGGGCCGTGTAGGCAATGCCGGGCTGGAATTTGACAAGATGACGCAGCACTTTACTTGTGTGACCGCAAATTAACAAAAGGCCGCCCGGCGGGGTGGCAAACAGGAGATAAGGCAAAATGGATGATGTGAGATTGATCGCAGCCATTGAGAATGCAGACAAGCGTTATAGCGAATGGAACCTTGCCATGGCTGCGGCAGAAGGGAACCGGCAGATTAGTATGGTTTACAAAAAGCAGGAGCTTTTCAAAGCCGTGAGGAAAGTTATTGAAAGCTGCCCTCCCATTGACCCGGAAAGCCTGCGGCCTGTGTCTGAGTGGGAGCTGAACCCCGACAAGTGGACGTGCGAATGGTTCCGCTGCAAGAAGTGTCACCACACTTCCTGCTGCACAGATGCTTTTTGCGGCGGCTGTGGGGCAAAGATGAAAAACACGGACGTGGAAATCGAGGGCTAACCAGAATCGAAAGAGGAAAAAGGAGAATCAGACAATGAATGGAAAGAAGTACATTGACGCTGACGCTCTGGAGCTTGCATACCGGAGAATGAGAGACGCTGAAAGTCTGGGAGAACATAGCGGCGGCTATGTTTACAATCGGCTGTTTGAAACACTGCTGCAGACACCGGAAGCATTCCCGGCGGGCCTGCCGGGATGGATCAGAACGGTAGAGAGAAAACCCACCGCAGAGGACGCAAACGAGGACGGCTGCGTCCTGAGCATCAACATGAACCGCGGCGACATGAACACGACAGCTTGGCCGTGGAACGTGGTGGCAGCTTTCCCGGATTGCCTTCCGGTCTGGATGCCGTTGCCCAAAAAACCGGATCTGAAAGAGGGACATTTTCACCGCTGATAAAGGGAGGATGCAGTCCGATGACCTATGAAGAAAAAAAGGAATGGTTGCGGCGGTACCGCAAGGCCGCAAAACTTGAAAAGATCAAGCTGGAAGAGGTAGAGCGGTACCGTACAGACGCGGAGCATATCACACAGGTGCTCTCCCCTGTTCCCGGCGGCGCTGGTGACGGTCAGGCATTGCCCCGATCTGTGGAGCGCATCGCGGATGCAATGCAGGCAGCCAACGCGCAGGTGATGGAGTGCCAGAGGATCTGTAAGGAGATCCTGAGCGTCATGAACCAGACCGTGGACATACAGGATTACGAGATCCTGCACCTGCGATACATCGACGGCAAGAAGTGGGAGCAGATCGCCGTCAAGATGGGCATGGAAGTAAGCAGCGTATACAGACGGCACAAGAGAGCCGTCAAGGCGCTGGACGTCCCAGAACGCCAGTAAATACCATGTTTTGGGGGCACTTTGCAATACAATACCATGTTTTGAGGGCAACTTGCACTGTTTTTCAATGTTTTGCCTGTGATATTATTAGACTGCGAAAGCCGCAAGGAGCTGAACAACATCCAACACCCTGCGGCTTTTGTATTGCCCGGCTGCGACAGGGGAACACCTTACCGACCAACAGCCTGAATGTACCAGCCTGGCATTTTGCTTTGCTATCCAGCGGCACCGTCCGGGACTGTACCCGGCGGGGCCTTTGAATAGACGCGGGTTCTGGACATCATCCCACAATGTGCATGGCAGCATAGCCAAGCGGTTTCCCTTCCATTCTGACCAGCAAGCTGCTGTTGCGGGCAGCTGTGCACATTCCATGCCGTTGTAGCTCAAGCAGAGCACCGTCCGGTCAGGGCGGGTCACGATGCCGGTTCAAGTCCGGCCAACGGCTCCATATTTACCACCCCCGGGCCTCGTTTGTACCCCGGGGTCATTTTGTACCCTGCCCCCTCCGCGAAGCACCCCGGCCCTGAAAAAGGCCCCCGGAGTGTGCCCGGCGGGGTGCAAGCCTGCCTGCCATGTGCAGGCTTTTTGTCTGTCAGGAGGTGAACCGCATGGGCAACATGGGCAACCCGCGCTATGCCAACGGCCAGCTGCGGCGGCGCAACCGGGCCCGGCTCCGGGCGATGGGCGGCGAATGCGGCATCTGTCACGGGCGTTTCGGGCCGATTCATTACGACGAACCTTCCGACGCACAGCATCCGCTATCCTTCGTGGTGGACGAGATCAAGCCCGTTTCCCGCTGGCGGGAGTTCGGTTACCCGTCCGCGCGGGCAGCTGCCGAAGATTGGTCGAACCTCCAACCCGCACACTGGTTCTGCAACGCGCAAAAGGGCAACAAAACCGGTCAAAACGGCCCAAAATCGGGCAAATTCCTGCGCGTTCCGAAGGTTTCCGACGGCGACTGGTGAGGGGTGGGGAGGGGCCCCCGCCCCCGCCCACGGCGACCCCTGTGCCGTCCAGCGCCGATTTACACACAGGAAAATTTTGAAGGGGGCTTCTGAGCCATGGCGACCATGAAAAGCATCACGGCACGGGGCACCCGGCTGGAGCAGCTCAAACAGCTGGCCAAGGTGCTGGCGGCGGGCATCGACACCTGCAAGGACTGCCGCGCCCTGCCTCAGCTGACCAAGCAGTACCGGGAGACCATCCGGGAAATTGAAGAGATCGAAGGAGCAAACGACGATGGCGACGAGATCGGCGAGATCCTCGCAGAGCGTGAAAATGATGGGAAGCCAGGAGCCGTCCGAACGCATCGCGCCGGAGTACCAGGCCACTGACGGGCCGGATGCCGTGCGCATCCTGCGGGCGGGCGGCACCGTGCTGGACCCATGGCAGAGCGACATCCTGGACGACTGGATGGGCCGCACCGTGTCCGGCAAATGGACTGCCCCCACGGCGGGCGGCAGCGTGCCCCGCCAGAACGGCAAGAGCCTGCTGGTGCAGGGGCGGGCGGCTTCCGGCATGCTCATGTTCAACGAAACGGTCATCTACACGGCCCACCTGCAAAAGACCGCCACCGAGACCTTTGAGGAAATGCGGGCCTTCTTCGAGGGGCCGAAAATGCGCCGGTATGTTTCCGAGATCCGCACCGCGCTGGGCCGCGAGCAGATCATCCTGAAGAGTGGCGCAAAGATCAAGTTTCTGGCCCGTACCCGCAACGGCGGACGCGGCCAGCACGGCGACCTGCTCATCTTCGACGAGGCACAGGAGTTGGACGAGACCGCACAGGGCAGCTTCATCCCGGCCATTTCGGCCAGCCTGAACCCCCAGACCATCTATGTGGGCACCCCGCCCGGCCCGGATGCCGTGGGCACCGTGTTCCGCGCCCTGCGCAAGCGGGCGCTAGACGGGACAATAAAAAAGGCCGCGTGGTTCGAGTTCAGCGTGCCGGAGATCGGCGACGTGAAAGACCCCGCCCGCTGGGCTGCGGCAAACCCGGCCCTTGGGCGGCGCATCCAGTACGGCACCGTTGAGGGCGAGAGCGAGCAGCTGGACGCCGACACCTTTGCGCGGGAGCGCCTGGGCTGGTGGAGCCCGGTGACAGCCGAACATCTGGACTATGCCCTCGACCGTAAGGTGTGGGCAGCCTGCGCCAGCGAGGACGAAAAGCCGGAGGGCAAAACCGCCTACGGCGTCAAGTTTGCCGCCGACGGCAGCGCCGTGTGCCTGTGCGGCGCGGTCATCCCGAAAGAGGGCCCCGCCCGCGTCTCTCTTATCGACCTGCGACCCACCGGGCAGGGCCTTGCATGGCTGGCCGACTGGCTGTGCGACCGGTACAGCAAGGCCAGCTGCGTGGTCATCGACGGGCGCAACGGCGTGGACGTGCTGGTGGAGCGCATCCGGGAGGTCTGGAAGGCAAAGAACGCGGTCATCCGGCCCGGAGCACGGGACGTGATCGCCGCTGTGAGCCTGTTCACCAACGCGGTGAATGAGCAGCACCTGACCTGGTACGCACCCCAGACCGCCCTGAACGAGAGCGCTGTTACCGCCACCAAGCGCCCCCTTGCGGGCGGCTTTGGCTTTGGCGGCGAGAACAGCCTGCCGGTGGAAGCCTGCGCGCTGGCCCTGTGGGGCGCAAAGACCTGCCGCCGCGACCCCACCCGCAAGATGCGCATCGGCTGAAAGGAGCCCTATGTTAGTTACCCTGAATTTTGGCGCCGTGAAAGGCTTACATCCGGCCGAGCAACAGCAGCTGCAGGATCTGGCCGACGTTTTTAACTACCACCAGAGCAGCAACACGCTCAAGGATAAATACTACGAGGGTCACATCACCCTGAAGGACGTGAACCTTGGCATCGCCCTGCCGAAAAAAGGCATGGAAAATCTGGAAGTCGGCTGCAGCTGGGGGCAGAAGGCCGTGGACGTGCTGGCCGCGCGGAGCATGTTCGACGGCTTTGTAAGCACCGGCGGCAGTCTGGACAGCCTTGCAAAGCTGGTGGCCGACAACCGCCTTGTAGCCGAGTACGCCAAGGCTTGTCGAGATGAGTTGAAATACGGCTGCACCTTCGCCGCCCTGTTCGCGGACCCGGAGGTTGGATGCCGCATCCGGTTCCACTCGCCTGCCACGGCTGCTGCCCTCTGGAACGGCGAGAAGGGCCGCATCGACTGCGGCCTTGCCATCGTGGACACGGCACCGGACGAAAGCGTAAGCAATGAATGGACCCCCGCGTTGGTGTACCTCTACACGGACACGCACGTCGTTGTTCTGCGCAGACAGCAGGACAACTGGACAGCAGAGTATAATTCCCAGATGATGGGCCGCCCGCTGATGGAGCCCCTGATCTGGAATGCCACCAACTCCAAGCCCTTCGGCCGCTCCCGCCTCAAAAATCCCATCCGCGCCTTGATCAACGACTACATTCGTACAGCCGTAAACGCCACCATCGCGCTGGAGTTTGCCACCACGCCCCAGAAGTACATCCTCGGCGTGACCGATGAGCAGTATGACGCCATCATTTCCAACAAGTTCAAGACCTACATGGGAGCCATCATCGCCGCCACGGCCAACCCGGAGACCGGCGAAAACCCGACCCTGGGCCAGCTGGCACAGGGCAGCCTGACGCCCCATGTGGAGAAGATGCGGATGACCGCCACCCAGTTTGCAGCGGCCACCGGCCTGACCGTCACCGACGTGGGCGTGGTGAACGACGCCAACCCCACCAGCAGCGACGCCATCCTTGCCCAGAGCCAGACGCTGGTGCTTCTGGCCCAGCAGCTGAACACCGGCAACGGCGACGCCCTGCGCACCATTGCCTGCATGGCACAGGCCGTGGCGCGGGACTGCCACCTGGCCGACCTGACCGAGGAAGAGACCGGCATCATGGCCCACTTCAAGAACCCCGCCATGCCCAGTGTGGCCGTGACGGCGGACGCCGCCATCAAGATCGCATCCGCCCGGCAGGAGTTCGCCAGCACGGACACCTTCCTGGAGATGATCGGCTTCGACCAGGCGGACATCCGGCGCATCAAGGCGCAGGAACAGCGGGCGCGGGGGCAGGCGCTGCTGATGGAGATGGACGATGCAGATAACGACACGGACGTGGAATAATTACATTGCCCGGCTCTCCCGGCTGAACGAGGCTGCCGGGCAGAAGATGCGAGAGTACATCCGGCTGCACGGCACGGACGATACCGAAGCGCTGATCTCCTACGCCTACGCGGTCACTACCCGGTACGGCGAGGGCAGCGCGGAGCTTGCCTGCCAGATGTATGATGCACTGGCCGAGGCCGAGGGGATGCTGCTGCCCGCAGCAGAGCCTGCCGCCACTGCCAGCTATGGCGAGGTAGCCCGCATGGTGCACGCCACCAAGGACCAGAACCCCGAGAACCTGCCCAGCGGCGTGAGCCGCCTTGTCAAGCGGGCAGGCGCAGACACCACCCTGCACAACGCGGTACGGGACGGCGCCGAGTGGGCATGGGTTCCCCACGGGGACACCTGCCCCTTCTGCATCACGCTG